GACCGCCGCCGACGAACTCGCCGCCATTCGCGCGACGGTCGAAGAACTCAAGGCGAAGATGGCCGCCCCGGAACTCCCGGTCGAACCCGCGGCTGACCCGCGCCCGACCCGTGACAAGTTCGAGGATCCCGAAAGCTACGACGAGGCGCTCACCGCGTGGGCTGAACGTGAGGGCGGTCGCAAGGTCGCCGCGAAGGTTGCCCAGGACAAGGCCGAGGCCGAGGCGGCGCTGGCCGAGCAGGGGGCGAAGGCGCAGCAGGAGGCCGTTGATGCCGAGCTTGCCAGGCTGAACACCATATGGACGGAAAAGGTGGCCAGAGCCACCGAGAAGTATCCCGACTACGCCGCGGTGGCGCAGGCCGACGACCTCAAGATCTCGATCCCGATGGCCCATGCCATCGTCGAGTTGGATAACGGCACCGACGTTGCCTACCACCTCGGCCGCAACCCCGAGGAAGCGGCCCGGATCTTCGCGCTCAACCCAACGGCCCAGGCGGTGCAGGTCGCGCTGTTGTCGGCCCGGCTGGCGACGCCCCAGCCGCGCACCCGCGCCCGTCCGCTGGAGCCGATCGATACCGCCGCCAACGCGCCGTCCGACACCTCCGCCCGCGAAGAGTCGATGGATGAGGTCGCGGCAAGGGTGAACCGGGGGTACGCCGCGATCCGACGCCCGTTCCTGGCCGCTTCGCCCGGACCGACCATGCGCCACTGAGGCTGACGTGAAGACGTGACTTCCCGACCGGCCGGGCAAAGCCGGGTGACGTGCCTGACGCCGCCCCCCGCGGTGGAACCGCGAAAACCGAACCGACGCGGATATGTCGGGGCCGTGCCTACCCCGCGCCAAACGGCGCCGCACCGGGGCGAACCGCCCGGGCTGAAGGAACCCAATCGCAATGATCACCAACAGCTAAGTCGCTCCGTGCGCGGGGCGCGCAGGAGATACAAATGGCCGCCAACGCACTACTCACGCCATCTTTGATTACAAAAGAAACACTTGCCATCCTCGAAAATAATCTCGTCGCCGCATCGAAGGTGAACCGCCAGTTCGAGAACCAGTTCGTCAAGATCGGCACCACGCTGACCATTCGCAAGCCGAACCGCTTCAAGGTCTCCATGGGGCCGGCGCTCCAGATTCAGGACATCAGCGAACCGTCGACCTCGATCACCATCAGCCAGCAGGCGCACGTCGACTTCCAGTTCTCGTCGCAGGAACTGACGCTGACGATCGAGGATTACAGCGAGCGCTACTGCAAGCCCGCCGCCGCTGAGCTGGCCAATACGCTCGACTACTCGGTCATCACCAACTTCAACCAGTTGTTCAATCTCGTCGGCACGCCGGGCACTGTGCCGGCGAACTTCGCCGCGCTCGCCGCGGTCGGCCAGCGCATGGACGAAGGCGCGGTGCCGCAGGACGGCCGTGTCCTGATCCTGAACCCGGCGTCCTACTGGTCGATGGCGAACGGGCTCATCGGATACTATGTGAAATCGGTCTCGGAACCCGCGTTCAAGGGTTACCTCGCATCGATTGCCAACTTCGAGATCTACGAGGACCAGAACATCCAGGCCCAGACCGTCGGCGCCTATGCCGGAACGCCGGTGGTCAACGGCGCCAGCCAGACCGGGTCAAGCCTGGTCACCAACGGTTGGTCGAACTCGATCACTGGATTGCTGAACATGGGCGACGTCTTCACCATCGCCGGCGTCTATGCGGTCAATCCGAAGAACCGCCAGTCGACCGGTGCCTTGCAGAACTTCGTCGTGCAGGCGACGGCGAACTCCGACGGTTCGGGCAACTCGACGCTGACAATCTATCCCGCGATCACCACCTCGGGCGCGTATCAGACGGTCACCGCTAGCCCGGCGAACGGCGCGCCGATCACCGTCAAGGGCAGCGCCTCGACATCGTACTTCCAGAATATCGGTTTCACGCGTGACTGCTTCGGTCTCGTGTGCGTGCCGATGGAACTGCCAGGCGGCGTCGACTTCGCGGCGCGGGAAGCCTATCGCAACGTGAGCATGCGGATAGTAAGGGCGTTCGATATCTTCAACGATGTCACTCCTTGCCGTTTGGACCTCCTGTTCGGCACCAGTACTTATTATGCCGAACTTGGGTGCCGTCTTACCAATTAGTCGGCGAAAGTCCTTGGTCTTCTATTATCTAAACGTGCTTTGCCGATGCGGAACAGTCCGGGTAGTTGGGGATAATAAGGGTAGAAAATCTGCCCAAGCAACCTGCCTACCCGGACTTTACCCAGATGAAACTGAAGGTTTGTCGCAAGTGCCACATGGTATCAGCCAAGCAACGGTCAGCATGATCCGCAAGCGGAAGATTTGGAAAGAGATCGCATGACGCCCCGCCAGCAGAAACGTTTCCGCAAGCAGTTCGCCGCGCAGGTCGAAGAAGAGCGGAACGGCAAGCCCATCGACCCTGAAGTCGCGGCGCGCATGACCAAGCCAAAACCGGTCGAGCCGCTGCATCAGGTCGTCGCGACGGTGAAGGAAACCGGCGAGAAGATCGCTGTCGGGCCGATGGTCGTGCGCCCGGTGGCGGAAGAGTTCTGCGCCACGATCAACCGCTTCATCATTGATGGCAAAGAAAAGACCTGGAGTGACGCAGTCGTCGTGCCTATGACCCCAATCTCAGCAGGAGTTTCGTGACATGCCGCTAACAACCACCTCCGCCCCGCGCCAGTTGACCGACGCCAACCCGATCGGCACCCAGCTTGGCCAGTCCGCCGCCGATCTCGTCGGCATGTTCGGCGCGACGCCGGTTGCGCAGTTCACCCAGCCCGGCACGCACAGCGTCGCCACCACGGCCGCTGGCTCGACCACGGCGGTCTTCGTGAACACGACATTTACCGGTGCATCGGGCACCACGAACTATACTGTCGGCGACATCGTCACCGCGCTGAAGGCGCTTGGCGTGCTGGCGTAAGTCAATGCTGCAAGACATCATCGCCTCGGCAATCGCCGACGGCGCCCCGGTGGAGGCGTCAATGCTGACGGCCGCCATCCGGGTGATGGCTGCGCTGGAAGCGATCGGGCCGAAGATGCGTGACGCGATGGCGACAGAGCCGTACTTTCCTGTCGAGTATCCAAAGTGGGTCGACGGCGTGCTTGTGATGGTGACGCCAGACGTCGTCGTGGCTGATCCGGCCCCGCCGCCACCGCCTCCACCGCCGCCTCCACAACAGGCCGCGGTCGCTGATGCCCCCCCGGATCAGCCACCGGCAGAGGCGCCCTAACCGATGGCAACGATGATCCACCACGCCGACGCGATCGTGCGCGATGCGCCGAAATCGCCTGAGTTCAATGAATTTCCAAAGTGCATGGCGCACCCGGGGTTCCACCCCGGCGAGATCGGCCAGGAAGTCAAATCGCCTGGTGGATACACGCATTATGTCGGCGGCCTGCCCGTCCGCTTCCCGCCGGTGCTGGTGAGCAGTCCTGACGACGAGGAATATTATGCGGCGAAGGGGTACATCAGTCAGGGCAAATCCGACCCGGCGGCATTCGCGCGCGCCGCTGCCGCCGCCCGCCCGGTGGCCAGCGGCTATGTGCCGGTTGAATATCCGAAATGGGCGGGCGGCGTGCTGGTCAACGATGCCGACGAGGAAGCGGCGGCGCTGGCGGGACGGCGCGCCCAACTCGGCATTAAATCCGACGCCGACCCGCCCGAGCCGCAGGCAGCCCCGGCCAGTGATCCGGTGGCTGCTATCAGCGCGCCGGCGGACGCATTGCGCATCGATGCCATGGAACAGCAGATAGCCGAGATGCGGCAGATGATGGCGCAACTGCTGCTGCGTTCGCAGCCGCCGGCCGCGCCAACGCAACCGGCGGCCGCCCCGCACGACGAGCCTGCCGAGGAGCAGCGGCCACGTGCCGGGCTTCTCGACCGTGTAGAGGAGCTGACGCGCTGGCAGAAGACCGCCAGAACGAAGGCCCGTCTGGCAGCAGAACGCCGCGCTGCGGACGATCCCGACACGCGCGCGCCGCCCGTCTGAACGTGCGGAATGCGGATCATGGTCGTCGAGGATGACCCGGTTCAGCGGCAATACATTGAAAGAATGATGCGGCGGGCCGGGCATGAAGTGGTCGGCGTTGGGAGCGGCGAAGACGCCATCATGAAAATTGCAGAGCAGCCGGACTTCGATCTGGTGATGATGGATGTGCGTATGCCGGGGATCGACGGCGTGGAGGCGACACGGCGCATCCGCGCGGCCGGGGGCCGCGGCGCTGAGATCCCAATTGTTGCGATGTCTGCCGCGCAACCGCCCGAGAGCGTGGTGCAAAAGGGCGGCGTCGATGGCTTCGTGCAAAAGAACGAGCTGACGTCTGGCGTGGTGGAAGTGATGCTGGGCGAAATGATGAAAAGTATTCACACGCGCGTCGACAGCAGGGCGCCGACGCCGTCGCCGGATGCGGCGCAGAGTGGCGGCGTGCTGCTGCCGTTTCCGATGATCGTCGGCCTCGTTTTCGCCGTGCCGGCGGCTGTTGCGTCCGCGGCGTGGTACATGGGCACGCAGAACGCCGAAGCCTCTCATGCGAAGGACGACACCAAACTGCTCGCCGCCGCCGTGACGGCACAGCGGGCGGAACTCGCATCTCAGATCGAGGCGCAGGGAGCAATCATCCGGACCGCCGCCGAGGCTCTGGCCCGTGTCGATCAGCGCCTGACCGCGCTGTCGCAGGCGAATATCGACGATCAGCGCCGAATTGACGCAATTCAGGCCGGCATCGACGACCACAACCGCCAGCTCCAGGCCGAGCGCGAGCGCGTCGGCGTGCTGGATGCGCAGATCAAGTTCATCGCCGACAGCCTCAAGCAACGACGTTGAAGCGCGCCATGGCACTGCTGGGCCTGTTGGCGGGCTGTTCGACAGATCGCGCCCCGCCGCCGGTGTGCCTGTGTCCGCCGCCGCCTCCACCGCCGCCATCAAGCGCTCTGCCCG